CCAATGTTAAAAAAGCTTTTTTTGCTCCTTGAGACAAAATCTTTGGGTTGAGAGATTTGGGCTGTTCTGAGATGAGGATTTTTTCAAAAGCATATCCGTTTGTTTCTCTCTCAATGGCCATTTACTTGTTCCTTAATTTGGTGTATAATAATAGGTTATGGATACACTTATAGCACTTACTCTCATATCAATCTTTGCTGGCGTAATCATATTTTGTTTCTAATTTCATTGCTTTTGTCCCACCGCATCTAATATCTTACTACCAGCAAACCCAGCCACAGCACCACCCACACCAACTATCGCAAGCCACTTTGATACATTCAAAAACTTAGCGGCAGCCCTGAAACCACCCATCTCCTGAATAATCTGCTTTGGGAGCAAGCTGGATACAGTTTGTCGTAACTCTGCGTCACCAAATCCTTTAGTCATATTATCTATAAGCTGGCCTTCCTTAAACCTTCCCTTAATCAAATTGTACTTTTTAATACCCTCAGAATACGCTTGATTTGCTGATGCCAACTCAGGAAATGCTGAAAGCTGTTTACCCTTCACGTCATCTACAAAATCAATCAGATCAATATCAGTCTCAGCAAAGTTACGCATTAAAGGGGGCTTCTTGAGATTGGATTTAATCGAGGAAACCTCATTAACTATCCTTTTGATGTCTCTGGATTGAGATAAACTGACCTTGGATGCCGACTCAGGATTTTTAAGAAACCCATCAATGATAGACTTCTTATCTTCTCTGAGTAACCCGACTCTCTTGGCGGCAAGGCGTAAATCGTTAATTATCCTACTGTTACCTTTTGCCGAGTTTTTTAAAGCAATAAACTCATCTTCAAGATTGATAATGGTATTAGGGTTCTGCGTCTCAATAGCATCAAGAGCTTTTTCAAAAGATTTACCCAAGTTCCTTTTAGACTCAAACAAGGATCTTCTGACCTTATGGGCAAACTGAACAGCTTTAGGGCCGACCCTTGCCAAGTTTTGGATACCCCTCGCAATAGGTACACCAACAACCCCTAAAGCAGATGCTCCAAGGGCTTGTTTGGTTCTTTGTTCCAAGTCAAGAAAGTCATCAGGAGCTTCGGTAAATCCAACAAACCCTGCTGATATAGCACCTTGAGCCATACCTTTCGCTACGCCCCTTCCAGATAGTCCTATGCGATTAGCTAAACTCAGTCCAATCTTTCCGGGTACTAAGAAACCTGCTATTTTGCCTGCTGTGGTAGCAGCACGGTTTGTGGATTCTGGAACCTTAATACCTGCTTTTTCGGTGGCCATTTCAATAAACTTTCTTGGAATACCAAATGAGGCCGTATCTAAAGCACCTAAAGCAAATTCGGTAGATGCTAAAGCCAGAGGGTCATCGTCAAATAATTTTCCTTGGACGGCGTCAAATCCAATATCAACTCCAGTTTTTTGTAATAACGCTTTACCACCTATGTTCTTAGCTGTTTTCACTAAACCATCAAACTTAGCTTGTCGTTCACTCTCGTCCGGAAGTTGTATTGGTTTGGGTTGGTTGGTCTGTTCAGCGGTAATACCAAGCTTATCTGCTACTTGTTGGATTTCTCCTTTAGACGGCGTGTAATCATCGTCACCAATTTTGATGATCTGATCTCCGATCTTAACCTTAGCCATTATTGGATGACCTCGAAATCAACGCCTGTGTCAAGTTTGCCTTTCATCTTTCCTGAAAGTTTATCGAAATCTTCACCCTTGGGGCCTGTAAATGCGTCAGTTTTTGAGAATTTGTTAATTAACTTTTTCAAGTCTGTTTCCATATCCTGATCGTCTCTCTGAACAATGGATGAAGCTTCCTTAAGAAATGCCCTCTTGATCTTAGCAGTACCTTCAGCATCAAAGAATGAAGGAACTATCTGTTCAGCAGCTTCCTGTTCAACTCTTGAGATATTACCAACATCACCTGCGGCACGAACAAGCATAACCCTAAGTCTTTTAACCGCACCTTCATGCGCAGCTGCAGAAAATCCTTTTAAGGTACTTTGATCGAGACTTGCAAACTTGGTTGATAAACCGGCTTTCATTCTTCCAATGAATCCAACACCTCTCTCAATCTCGTCATCAATAACAAAGAAATTACCCAACTCTTTGCTTAACTGTTTTCTTTTAAGATTTATATCAGCTAACTTTCTTTCACTTGTTTTGAGTGAATCCATAACAAGGTCATTCTTGGCTTTTTGTTGCTCCCCTTGAGTGGTTAGTTTTCCTGTAAACGGGTCAATCTCAGGAGCTTCCAAATCATCAATGCTGAACTTTTCAGGTTTTGAAACACTTTGAGTGATTGATTTTTCAATATCATTTTTAGGTTGATCTGTCGGTACAGAAGTAGCAGATATACGACTAGGCAAAGACTGTTCTTCTGGCGTACTTTCTCCAATCATGCCAGCCAAACTCTTACCGACAGCTTGAAAAACCTTTCCGGCTTCTGGACTTCCTGCCTTTTTCGCATCTGCCTGTAAAGAAATTAATTCTTGTATATCTTTAAATTTATCATCACCCTTTATAGATTGAGTCACAACAAGACTTGACATCTTATTTAAAGTCTCAGTTGGTATTTTGGAAACATCCAAATCCCCAAGCTTTTCTCCAAGTTCAGGATTAGATTTACTGATTGCTGTTATGATTGATTCATAACCTGTCTGGGCCTCGGCTTTTGCCGTTTCCTTCTCCGCCTTCTCCTGTTGCTTCTTAATCCTCTCTTGAAGCTGGGTCTGGGCGGCGGATGCCCCTATCTGGAGCCCTTGACCGAACGTGCTTGCGAATCCTCTCTTGAAGTCGTCAGCCATGATTATCCTCCTCCTCCCAACCATGTGGGTAACCCTTTGGCAATACCACCACCAATACCAGTGCCAAACCCACCTGCGGCCGCACCGGCAACCCCTCCGGCAATCTGCCCCAATACACTAGGCGGCGCGTTCTGGTAGTTGGAGGACTGCTGACCAAATATCTGCGCGTTGAACGCATCAATCTGCCCCTGACGGCTGAAGATGGACTCAGGCGACACGTTCTGGACAAGCTGACCCGTGCCGGTTGTGGTCGGGATGCCCGATACCGGCTGACGGCCTGCCGTGGAGAGCGCAATATTGAGTCCCCGGTTCTTAAGGTTCTGTCTCAACTGCTGAATCCGGGCGGATTCCTCGATGGATCCAAGAGGTGATATGTCACCTAATCCCCTTTGCGACTGGGCGGCCCTCACGTCTCTTACAAGCTCAGGGCGAAGCTCCTGAAACTCTGCCTCATCATCCTGGTCGAGGAACTCCCTAAGTCTATTGGATGCGGACGCGATCTCAGGAGATATAATCTTCTGGATGTCCATGCCGACTTCGGCGAACTCTGGGCCAAACTCACGTAAGGAATCAATCTGTTCTTGGCTAAATTGTGGCCCAAACTCCCTCTGCGCTTCGAGTATCTTCGGCAAAGACTCAATCTGCGCCGAGATCGTCTCCCTTGTGCTCTCCGTGGGTGTCGATGCCGGAGGCGGAGGCGCTGGGGCCGGTTGTGAACTAGACATTTTTCTCTCCTTTAAGTAAAGACTCGATGTATTTACGGGTGAATCTCCGTGACATCCTGTCACCGTGCTTCTCGCGCGTGAAGTAGGCCCACTTGGCGCCTGGTGTCTGTTCCAGAATATCAGTAGCTAGTAGCTTAATCATCTTGCGCCCAGATTCCTTGGGGTGAACCCATAGTGATGTAAGCCAAACGTAATCTCCGTCCTCGACCGGGTATCCTGATGGCCCGACTCTTTGCCACTCCATGTAAGCGATAACTTTGCTGTCATTGTCTTTGACCGTACATATCACGATGCCTTAATTTCTGTAATTGTTATAGAAGAAGCAAGTACCCCGCCATACAACCTTGACCCACCGGAACCGTTGAATGTAAACGTGCCTGAAGTATCCCCTCCGGCGCGAACCTTAAATGTAGTTTCACTAGTTGTGCCTGCGGTCATAAAATGAGTAAACACAATTGCGTTTGGTCTAGTACTAGAACCTAACCCATGAGTACCGCAAGCTAAGGCTCCCTCAGTTGAATCCTGAAACAACGCCGCTGTTTTTGAAGCCCCGGAACCGACACTGAAGTCATGGTAGACAACAACTTCAATTTTCAACTTGTTGGTCGTACTTTTTGGCGTAATTGCCAAAGTCATATACTCATCACCCTCGTCATTCTGAGGGATAGAATCATCATCTGGCATAACGGTTGTACCGGTAGCAACTGCGCCATCTTGAGTATTTACAATGTTGACAACTGCACCATCTTCAATTCCGCCAGCAATCGGTTCTCCACTCGCCGTTTGATACCAAGCACACTTCCAGTTACCTGAACCAAGAGAGACGAAGCAAGCCGTGTCCCCGGCGGCGGTCGTAATATTAGCCGCTCCCGGAAGGATAAGCGAAGTCCCGTTGTGGGTAAGGGTGAGCGCGTCATCAAACTGCACGATACGCCGAGTACCGGCTTGCACCGTACCGAATCCTGTAATGGTGGTAGTCCCCGTCACATCCACGTAGTTGCCATCAGCGGCCCCAATGTCAGTGGTAGTAGCAGACGCAATATCCTCTGACTTATTTTCATTTAAGGCCTCAGAAAGTGTCATTACCCCTGAATGAGTCATCGTGCCCGAATGTGTAATATTCTGCGTGATGGTGGCGAGGTTCAGCTTGGAGTTGGCGATAGCGGCCCCGGCCTTGATGTTCACATTCTCAATGTTGCCGTTAAACTCATTGGCCAGAGGATTTACTTTGTTGTCTAGATTAGCCGCGTTTACTGTTGCCGGATCAGAACCGTAATCATCTAGGGTAATCAGTCCGATGACGCACCTCCTTTAAAATTAAGTTTGGCAAACTCACCAAATAATTCAACTGCTCTTTTATCATAAGCATTAGCAGCTTCAACTTTAGATAAAAACCTACCAATTCTTGAATTCTTTTTATTTATCTGTATTTGAGCTTGCCATCTTTTACGATCTGGAAGCCAAGAAACTCCTTTATACCCAGATGTATTATCAGAACGTTTCTTCATGTTAAATTTATTCTGTTGATCTGTACACGGCCTCAAGTTTGAACGTCTATTATCAAGACCGTTTCCATTTATATGATCTACCTGAAACTTTTTATTTCCAATTAAACCGAGTATAAATCTATGCATCATTATATTAATAATTTTCCCATTTATTTTCTGACGTCTAACAGCATAGACAAGATTATAAGGACATACTACAACGTGCCATTTCATTTTTGATAAAACTAAATAGTCACAATCATCAACAATTGCTTCATAACCTTTTGATAATGCAATTGATTTCATTATCTTAAATCTCCATTTATGTCTGAAAGTGTCTTTTCCAAATCACTCTTTCTCGATTCCAAAGCATCTATGCGGGACTGCAACTTATCCTTCTGTTTTAAAAGCGGTGTAAGCTCACGGTCAATGTTGGCTTTCTCAGCCACGATAATCCTGACTCGTGATGAAAGAGTTTTTCTTGACGATTCCATAATCATGTAACCCTCACAGATCTAGGTTGCGCAAACAAGGTATACTCAACGAATGTCGGGCGTTTATTGTAAATATTATTTTGAATCTTGACTCTGGCGGTCTTGCCTCTGCCCGCATGCTTGGTTCTAAATGTCAGAATCTTGCGGGAATCCGTGCCTGTAGTAGCTGGGGTGGTGAATGGCGTGACAAGCGCGCCGGAAAGTGTCCCGGTAGACCCAACACTTACAAACCCTCCACGGTCAACCTCAATCTGAACGGTATAATCGGCATCCGAACCTGTCTGGCAGACTATCTGAAGGGGGTCAAATATCTTATCGGTAGCACGGTCGCCAAAGTCATGGTCAATACCAATGAGCTTCTGGGTAATGGCGGCCCCATCATCATTGCTACCGGAAAGAAGTTTGTAGCAAAGTGAATGTGAGCGTCCGTCTCCACCAACCACGGTCTTGACATTATCCCCGAAGCTGAATGAAGAAAGACATGAGAAATTCCAAGCATCCTTTTTGATAACTGTCCATGCGGAGTTGGGGTCTTGATTTCTCTGGGCGGCCACCGAATCCCATATGAGGAACTGATTCGGGTTGATATTCGTGCCGGTCGGAACCCCTGCGATATAGAGGCCGTTCTCGAACCATCCGACAGAGTTGGCGATCGCATCCTGATTGATGCTGTCGATGATGTCCTGTATGGATTCGGAGATCACGCCTACGCGGAGTTTGTCGAAAGTGGTGCGGGATAACAGACGAAACCCGTCAGTACCGAGGAAGATATGGTCGTTGCCGATGTCTTGTATGGTGCGCCCTGCCGGGCACCCTATGGCAATCGAGAGGGGTTTCACCTCCCAGTCACTCAAGGGGGTTGTGCCATTCATATTCAGCACAAAGATGGAGTCATTCTTGTAGATGATAAGCTCGAACTCTTTGAATAGTTTAAGCCAGGTAACCTTGCCACCATCGCCTGAGCGCACACGGAAACGGTTGGTGGCTCTATCAAAAGTTTGAGCATCCAAAGCATCCGAAAACCACACAATGTCCTGATCGGCAATCGTGAGGGAGCCGGATACAAAGAGTCGGTTGTTGGTCGCCCACTCTGCGCATGTTCCGCGTGGAACGTCTGTATTCGTGTTACCCTCATCGGTAATCGACTCAGAACTATCCATTGAGTGAACGTTGTCGGTACCGTTGAAAATGAAGAGCTTGTCCTGGGCCTGCACAAAGTTTGTGGCCTTGTCGGCTGTGAAGCCGGTGTCAATATTCGTCCAACCTTTGAAGTCATCATCAAGGCGCTGGAGATCAGTATTCTTGATGCGGTAGAGCCGATCTATAGTGGAACCAACCGTGAACCGAGTAATTCCCATAATCTGGTCAAGCTCGATATCGTCTACAGTAAAATCATCATCGTAAATACGAAGGTCATCAAGTTCACCGTCAAAGGTGCGGGTACCGGCTGAGTTGTTGCCAAGAGTAAGGTCAACTGCCGAGTCATCATTGATACTGCCAGATCCCGTGGTGTCAGTAGAATACGAAGAAATGGCCCCGTCAATGTAGATGTCAAGTGTGTCATCAGAATTCAAGATCGCATCCACCTTGTGCCATTCATCCAAAGTCATGGTGGTTGAAGTTACAACTAGGGCATTGGTGGTGCTGAATCCTACTTCAAAGGTCAGCTTAACTGTGCTTGAGGACTCACCATTGACAAATACGCGATAGCCGACATCAGACCCGCTCCACTTATCGAATATGCGGCCCTCATCATTCTGGCCGTCGGAATTGACATATACCCATGCGGAGAGCCGAAACGGCCCCATGTCGGTTACATCTATGGTGGTGTCGGGTGAAACGGTGATTTCAGATGTGGTGCCGTTGAATGACGCGGCCTTGCCAAACTTACCATCGACAAAAGTGACCGATGAAGCCGTGCCGTCATTATCACCCTTGTCATCCACTACGGAAGAATCATCGAATGTCCAGCGGGAGATCAGCGAGTCAGGATTATCCCCGATCCTTGATATCCCCTTCCTCTGCTCGGCCTCTCCGAGATTGGTGATGATTGTATCCTGCACAACAGTCCCATGACCCTGACGCGCTATGGTCGGCTCAGACCCGGAATCCTGCCCGTGATTGAATGTCCTGACCCTCTGTGGGATTCGCCTATCTGTCACTCTCATTATGTGAAGAATAACCTCCCAGACTCACCAATATCAGATTCGGAGTTAGCCGGTACAAACTGCTTAATCACGTTCCTTCCTTTCCTTGAGTTAAATAGTTCCCTCACGGAATTGTTGAACTTCTGCTCCTGAAATTGCCATGCTTGCTCCTGACCATCCTCAGCCAGGGCATCAGCCACTATGCCCTCAACAAGTTCATCCGCACACGGAATGATGGGCACATCGGCATCATTTTCTAAGGGAAGCCATTTCTTCTTGTACCAAACTTCGGCGGTAAGGGCGGCGGCAGGGGTATTGACAAGCCGTATCCACTCATAATACGGGGCCTTCTCATTCGGGGCGATCTGAGCCAGAGTGTCTGCGGATGTCTTCTCCCTTAAAGTCACCACCCCGGCAAGCTCAATATCGGTTCCAGTCAGTGACCCAACACCAATGATGAATTCGGTACCTTCATCGTACGTATTGGAGGAATCCACCGCGGTTGTGCCGTTAAGTGTCAAGGACTCCGATACCGGAACACCTGATACTTCGCCAGTGATTCTGATGATCTTCGGAGAGTCATCGTCTGTGGATGTAGAGAGAACCTGAACTTTGTCGTCAGTTGATAGGAGACTAGATACCGACTTAGAGCCAACTCGAATATATTTCTTTGGCTGTCCTGTCTGCACATTCCCGGCTACTTCCTCGACCGGGGCGGTGAACCTGATATGCGATTCGAGTGTATCTTCCGTGATTTCTCTGCCATTGGTTTTGTCCCATATCTTGATGATTTGCTCGAGATCACGCCTTAAGGCATAGTCCCGGGTACTTGCCGTGACGGACAAGTCATACTCCCTGATTAACTCTACCCACGGGAATGAACGCAGGATGCGGTTGTAGCGGGTTCTGGCCCAGTCTTTTACCTTGGGTAGGATGTCATTGGCGTTTGACGTGGAGGTTGAGACATTTTGAACCTGACTCTGCGCCCTCACCTGTATGCGTTTGAAATTATCGTTTATCAAAACTCACTCCTTATGCGGCCTGACCCACAGTTAGTCCCTCACCTGTCGCCGGAATAACCATGACGTTCCCAAACTGATCTTCCAGAGTCATGGTGATCGTACCTGCTGAACCAAAGTCAGCGTCACTAGGATTCATCTTTGCGACTCTCCAATGTTGCATGCGGCCTGAGACCGGACACTCGATGTCAAGCTCACCACGGAGTCCGTAGAAGTCCGAACCCTGACCGGCATCGGTTAAAGTGGCTATGGTGTTGCGCTGACCGCTCGCACTGACTCGCTGGCGGAAGTTGAGGACATAACCGTCAGTAGTGGTGACTGATTCCCCGGCGGCTACCGTGTAAGAGACATCAGCGGCCCCATCGTCGTTAACTGTGAGTGCGAATGTCTGGGCGTTTGTTACGGTGTGGGGCACTCCGAAGGAATCGATATAAATAAATTCGCCGGTATCACACGTGGTTGTAGATGAAGCCATTTTTTAGTCCTCCTGATTAATAAAACTTTTTCTGAGCGATAAGATGCTGAGCATCCCAACTTGTAAATCTATGTTCAAAATTCTTTCTATGGAGAATAATCTCGAATCCCATTTCTTCGAGTACGGCCTTTAACTTTCGCCCGCTCCACAGGATGTGGTTGGTTTCGGGATTCCAATGACTAAAATCCCTTGGGCTATTATGATATATAAAGTCCGTGTCAGGAGTTGCTAAGAATAATATACCATTCTCAGGCATCAAATTATATGCTTTTTCCAGAGCCATCAGTGGATCGGAGAAGTTCTCTAAAACATTCGACATCCATATCAAATCAAACTTCAGGTCATCGGGAAACTTGAATGTCTCGTAATCGGCCTTAATGAGGCGAGGGGTTTCCTCGGCCACAGGTGAGTTGTCAATACCGTAGGCCACCCACCCACGCTTGGCGAACGACATCATGGAATAAGGCGAGGCATACCCCACATCCAGCATCTTGCGGCCATAAGTCATTTCTTCAAGTAAGGGGCCATACACCCTTGAAGGGTACGCCATCGAATCGGCATACTTCCTCTTGTCCTTAAGCAAGATATCCAGATACTCTTTACCGAACTGCTTACAAACATCCACTGGTATCTTGTTTTGCCAAACTACCCCACATACACAGTGCCACCAAAGAGAAGTTTGCTTGGTGTCCACATTCTCCATCTTATGAAGCATATAGGTCACGGCCTGACCCCTGCACACCGGACAGATCGGGGTATCAGACTGTGACTGTTTCTCGGCTTCTAGCGTTTTCATAAACCTTCTGTACCTTTTCGAGCACAAGCTCAGGTGATATCCCCTTCGACATACACCATGCGCCACCGGACTTGGTGTCAACCGGGCATTGGTTCTTGATGTTGTAGATAAGCCGGAAGCACGGGGCGCACTCAGCTAATAACGAATCAGCTTCCATGCTTAAGTCATTAGTAAAATGTTTGGTGATATTATTCTTGGTGGTGTGACCCAAGAGTCCAATCTTCGGTGTATCGTAACAACCTGATGCATGCAGGATTCCGGTATCAGGCGATATCACAAGATCAACAAGACCGGTAAGGGCCATTGAAGTACGGATGCTCACGTCCCCTGATAGGTTCGTCACTCTCGGATGGTCAAACTCCAAAAGTTTACATTTCAAGTCACCCGTGGTGATAATGTGAATGTCCTTGACTTTGAGCAAATCCCCCATGACCGCTTCCATCCACGTATATGCCTTGTGAGTACCGGAACCTGAGTAGCACACCAAGATATTGAAGTGGTTGGGACGTAATAAATGTTTTGAAGCTTCCTCAAGCTCCTTGTCATGAAAATAAAGTTCAGGGCGCAAGTCATCCGAGGTTTCCCACGAGAGCCCGGCCCACTTCATCGTATATTCATAATAGTTGAAGTCACACAAGGCGCGTCTTTCATCCTTTGTATAATTGTATTTAGGTGAGCGAGGATGGACGGCCAAAGCAACTTCAATAGATTCGGAAAAGTTGATTATGCGGTCGGCTTTTATTCCCTTCGCCTGATTATCCCAGTGTTTCTGGAGGGCCTTCACAGGCACAGAATCCTTCTTGTAGTAAATAAGCTTGTCGATATGAGGGTTATACTTAAATACCTCACGGCCTCGATCGCTGGTCTCAAGGAAGATTTGATGACCTTGAGCTTTAAGTTTACGTAGGACTGGAGTGATTATTAAACAATCACTCTAACCGAACGCACCAAGCCGTACTATGTAGTACCTAAGCTTGTTTGCGCTCATGGGGCATCACCTCCTCTCGGGGCTCTAACCAACTTTGCCCATCTTGCCCACCCATCTTCCCATTAGGGTCTATCATCACCTCAATCTGCTTGTGGCCCAAACGCTTAAACGCCATGTAGCGTTTATAACCATCTAGTCTCTGGCCATCTGGACCAACAAGAATGGGCAGAATCTTCTCGCCCTTCTCGATTAAAGCCATCACTTTCTCAATGCCTTCCTCATGGTCACGAGTAGCATCATCTTTCACCGGATCCAGACACATCCCACCGGGCTTGTGGCCAGCGTCATAGGGCTGGACATCATCGATATCAACTGGCATCACTTTGGCCTCTTTGAACGGCCCGTACTTCTTGGCGAATGGCAAATACTCAGACCTTAACCTCTTGGCCTCAGTAAACGCCCGCTCAAAGTCCTCAAACTCATCCTGAGATAAATGGATGCGCAAATCCCGATAGTGGACATGGTAGGTATCATCCTTGTTCCACTCGACACTTAAACGATTAGGATAGTAAGCGGAACTATGGCTGAAGCTTTCCTGAAACATCAGTTGCTTCAGGATATTGGGATCACCCTCTTTAAAGTCAGACTGCTCGATGGTATGCTCGGCGGCCTTGTAGAGGTTGTGCATCCCGGCCATAAACTTGGAGAACTCCTCAATACTCATATCGAGTCGCAGATTACGAAAATGAATATGGATATTCTCACACAGGTCTACCCAGAGTCCATTAGGCGTAACGCTTCTCGGCTCCAACACTTCCTCAGCCAACACCTTCTTAATTGCTCCCACGTTTCCTCCCTATCATTGTCAGGATGTTCCTGTCGCCGCCGCTTTTTCTTATCTTCGACTCATCATAGTTGGTCTCAAGCACCTCGTAGGCGTTCATATCGAAGAACGTCTTAAGACTCGCCTCGTTAAAATAATGCACATGCTCATGGGGCCGGTAGTGCCGCCATTGGCCTAAATCTTTACCCTTAAAATCATCGGTAGATGGAGTTGATACAAAAAGAAATGCAGGATTAAAAATCTGGATAACATTCTGCGGATAATCCAAATGCTCGATACAGTCCCACATGGTCAAAATATAAGGATTAACTATGTCCTTTTTAGGGAATCCATAGTAAGGGTTAACATCATATCCGTGCCCGATGATCCCACCATTAAGAGACTGGTGAAATTCACCCGTAGCGCAACCGTAGTCAAGAAGCGTACCCTTCCTAATATGCCTGTATATCTGGCTGGTTCTTAACTCAAGAAGTTTTCGGCCAATCTCCGCATCCTTGTACTCAACGTACCTATCTTTATAAAACTCATCATAAATGGAGTTGTCTGCCTTATACTTGGACGATATCAGCCGACACTCACATATATACAGGTCGCGATAGAGAGGCCGCTGGTCTCTCGCGCAAGCAACACACTTCATACATCTTCTCCATTTGGTGAAGCACTCGTTCTTTATCAAAGAACACGCAGATAGGCAATTTTTTCTCGGTGCCCATCTCCTTGATGGATGAACTCACGTTTCCGTTAAGCTCGACAGTATCGCAGATGTCCATGTTGTAGATGGCGCGGTGACAGGGTGAACACCACGCCTCCGACTGGATCGAGAAATCATTCTTGTCGTTACCGACAATATTCTTGACGGATGCAGCAGTCATAAGCATCATCTTGGGTGTTCCGTAGGTTCCGGCCCCAATGCCGATACCGGTCTCTGGGGTAACCAGCATATCAATGTACTTCGTGGCTAGGAGAGCTTGGCGGAACGGCCATTTGCCGACCACGTTGATAGCATTTGCCTCCTGCCAGCCATCCTGATATATAGGAATACCCCATGCGTGTTTGGCGTATTCCTCGCCAGCAGTCACGATGACCACCACATCTGGGTGCCTACGCTGAAATTCATCACACACTTCCTTCGACCACGGATAGATCGCCTTCTGCCACATGGTGCCCGCAATCGACCACATAAGGATGCGCTTACCCCTGTCCCATATAGGGGTGAATAGCTCGATCATCCGCTCATGCTCTTTCTTGCGGAAGTAAATTTCCCCAACTCTTCCATAATATTTGTCTGATAGCCCGGCCCACTTTACAGTCTGGTCATAGAAGCAAATATCCCCAAACTTCTCATTCCTCCACTTCTTCGGCATGAAATACTTGTGGCTTTTCTCGTCAGAAATAAGCGCGCCTTCCAGTGAGGCGTTCAGATCAATAAACTTGTCGTACTCACGCTTAATCTGAATCTGTTTCTTGTAAGTCTTAAGATTCGTCTCAGAGTCATTAGAGAGTTCTTTTTTAGTGGGCTCCGCAAACACATGATGCTTAATATAGGGGTTGTAGCTCAGTATCTGCGCCCCCTTCCAGTTGTACTCGAAAGTAACCTCGTAACCTTCCTCATAAAGAATACGGGGTAGATGAGAAGCATGCACGGTGTCGCCAAAAGCACCTTTACGAACCACATATGCACGTTTCACATCTACCCCGCTTCTACTCTTTAGGTGAACCGCTCAACAAACGTCACCTGCGCACCGGCTTGGAAAACACCAGCTGCAAGTCCCGTTCCCGCCGCGTACTGCACAACGAGGTCATCGCCCTCGTCGAAGTCAGTAGCGGTAAGCGATCCATCTTTAACCGTGTTATTGGCCTGAGTCCCAATGGACGCAGAACCAATGGGCGTTACAGCACCCGTACCAGCTACAGACTTGGCGATCTCGATGAAGTTCGAGGCCGCCGCCGCTCCAGTCTGCGTACCACCAACCACAAACGACACGTTCCAATCGGTAACCCTCACTGCGTTCATGAAGGTGTACCGCTTGATAACCGTGTCACTCGCGACCACGCTTGTCTGCGTAGACCCCTTATCGGGTATGGTGATTTGTTGCACCACTCCGTACCGAGGGTCGGAGTAGCTATTCTGTAATGAATTAGCCATTGTTATATCCTCCCTTTATACCGAGTGAGCTGTTCTGATGATTCGGGATTCGCCATCGTCGCCGAAATCCCACACCCTCTGGAAACCCAGAAGGCCATACCACGCGATGCTTTGATCTCTACCGAAGTCCTTCGGAATATCAATCCGGATTTCTTCAGGGATCGCCACACCTTCGCGCACCGCGTCAGCACCGAAGAAGATCGCTTCTCCATGGAGTGAGTTGGTTCCGGTTGCGTTGGAGAGGAAGTTGGTTTCCTCCACCACTCTGCACCCGTAATACTGTCCGATCTCCCCACGGAACAAAGGCTCCATCGTTGTATTCTGCGCCTTTGCTTCGAAGAAGTCATACAGTCCGCGAACCGACTTCGTTGATGCGATACAGACATAATTTTGCCCATCGTACCGGGGAAAATTCCTCGTCTTCATCTCATCAACGATATCACGGAAGTTTTTATCCGACATGTCGGCCCCTTGAGCATCGGGGGCACTTGAGGCCGAATTAAACGACGTGGTAGCGGTATTTACGATTGAGGCGATGTAGTCCCCGGACTGAAACTGCACTGCCGCGGCAGAGTCCAGAACCTTCGCCATGTCATTACGAAGAACCGTGCGGATTGCCTCCGACACGCTCACTTCACTAAGCACACGGGCTTTTAACGTATAAGGTATGGCATTTCCCCATTCCTCCATCGTTAAAGTACCCTGCGTGATCGTGAAGTTATTCCTCGGCATTGTGTTAGTTTCAACAAGACTTCCACCAGCCACGCTGATGTTACTGATCTTGTCGAAGAATACATTACTGCCCTTGCCGGTTCCGGCGGCGGGTTCCATATCGGTGAATTGGCGAAAACGCTGTACGGTTTGAGCCGCATGGCGTATTTGACGCGACAGTTCATCGTTATTAAGGAATCCACCAAGGGAATTGACAGAGAATAACTGCTGTCCCATTTTAGTGTCCTTTATTAAGCCGGAACCTTCATCCTCTGAGCATTAAACTTGCGTCTTGCCAACATCTCCTGCTTGACCTTATCAGCGTCAGTCAGGAGAGTGGAATCCACAGGTTTGCGATCTTCGGTTTCGGCTCCGGGGGAACCAAGCTGTGCCTTCTGGCGTTTCTTTACGGGTTCCCGATTAGTTTTGAGTTCTGGCTTAGAATCTTTAATAACTCCCATTTGGACGAGTTCCCTGTAAGCATCGGAAACAGCCCTCCTGAACCCGTTGATCTTGTCTGGATCAGAGTAGAACTCCTTCTGGAGTTCCTTGTCGGTGTATAAGGCCATAGCGGTCTTAAACAACTTCGAGTCCTGATTCGCTAAATTCAAAGGGTGGTTCATGTCAAGTTTTCCAGACTTATCAACAATTGAGAAATCATTGACAAGTTCCTGGTATCGCTTGACCTTCGTTACTCGTTCTGTTTCGACAGCGTTTTGTTTTTCCTCTATCTTCTTGATGGCATCGTCTCTCAAGCGTTCCACAAGGTAGACATTGGCCTGCACTTCCTCGGCCACATTACCTTCTTCCCTCATCTTGATGATGTAAGCTTTGATCTGGTCGACCGAAGGCGGCGGAGTCTCTTTCTCACCGTCCTCTTTTGTGGGGGAATCCTTAGCTTCCTTAAGGCGGGCCACCTCGGCCTCAGCTTCCTTAAGTCTCTCCTCCACAGACTTCCGCTTACCGACTTCCTTCCCGATGCGCTTCTGCATCTTGGATTTAAGCCGTTCTACCTCATCTTCTTCGCCACCTTCATCTTCGGGCTTTTTTTCAGACTTCTCTTCAGTCTCTTCTTTCTCACCGGCTTCGGCTTCACCTTCTTCTTTGGGCTCATCACCAGTTTCCTCAAGAGACTTGAGAATATCCGAATTAACATCCGTTTCACCCTCCGACTTCTTGATCTCGGAATACAAACGCTCTCTCTCAGACAAGTGGGGTTCAGGAGTTGTTTCCTTTTCTTCCAGCTTCTCGTCACCAGCAGGTTCGGAAATCTCCTTCGGTACTTCGGAAGTTTCCTGAGGACTGCGGACCTCTTTATCTTCATTCGGCATAAGCCATCTCCAGTTTTAGGGCTTGGGAGCCACGGTTGCATCCACCTTCGTATTTTCAGAACGGGCGGATTTATTTAACGGCCTGACTGATTGGTTCAGGTTCCAACTACGAACTTTTCCATTGACAAAATTAATCTGGATATTGCCGAATCTAGCTTCCCCAGACCATAACCTGATTTCATCAGCCAACTCTTTAGGTATCATCTTTCGGCTTGACTCTTAAACTTACGTTTACGCACACTCATGGTTTCGGTCATGAGTTCAGAGGACGCTTTTTGCCCATGAGTTTTCCCGACTTCCCTGACCATGTGGGCCATGCGGTTGACATTATACTTGGACGGATTCTTGGCCTCACGCTTCATAATCTTACGGGCTTCCTCGAAATCCATTACAGTTTCTTCACCCTTTTAATCGGCTCAGTGTGAACCGAAAGCCCGGCTTCCTTCAAAATATCCACTTCCTTCATTTTACGCATACCGGCGAAGTTGGACTGCTTGGCCTGTTCCTCCATTGGACTCGGTGACTTACTCTTATTCTTAGACACTTGATATCTCCTTCTTTTTCTTTCTCGCCTCACGGGCTTTAGCTAAATTGGCCTGACGTTTCTTTTTCAAATCATCGGCTTTGGTATCAACATCCTGGGGCCCGCTAAAATCAACATGAATACCATTACCTGACGGTGGCAACGAATCTGTCTTGGTAACAGAAACGGTAAACTCCGGCTTCACCACATGAATCTCATCGAACCCCAACCTATTTCCAACCAGAAAATTCCGTGTGAAAAAACGATCCCGGTTACTCACAATGCGAATCTTCTCAACTCGGCGAATGAGATCAAAATCCCTCTTTGTGCCGGGTTTGGCCAAATTCTCATTTTCCTCATTCACAATATCATCCAGCTTAATGTCCCTCATTCATTACCTCCATATCCTCCATCATGGGAGTTATATCCTTCTGGGCAACTTCCTTCTCGGTTTCCGCTTTCCTTATATACTGCTTCCACTTTATGGATAGCTCAAGCAGGCCAGCCTGATAGCCAGACAGATACCGAAGCTCATCATCCGTCCGCTTAAGCACACACACGCTTCCCGGAGTCCAAAACTCACCAATTTTGTAACTCCCGATACTCCCGATCATATCGTCCATATCAGGCCCGATAATCTCCTTATAAACATCGGACTCCATAAACTCTGAAATCAACTGGCCATTCCTCAAGTGTCTTTGTTTAACCTGATCGGCTATCTTCTCAGCCACTTACGCCTCCTTTACGGTTTGTTACCGTTTGTGAATGTCTGCAACACCCTCTTGCGTCTCGGATCATCGGTATTGCCGCCCTGCTTCATGCCCTTTTCGGCCTCAAGATGAATATTGATATGTTGCTCGATACTCTGGGCAAACTGAGGGTTCGCCTGCATGGCCCCGGCCCCCGCCGGAGAATTCACATACGCCTCAATCACCTGAATATGAACGTTATGATTATCGGTCGGCTTCACCACGGGGTTGAACCCGGCCTGCATCATTACAATCTCCTGCATCTGGTCTTCGGCTTGGTCAACCTGAATCTCTTGGGGACGCGTGATAAACATGTCGGGGTCAATGACATCGGGGTCTTGCTCCAACCAGTCTCTAAGGGCGAAGTAGAGGTTTTCCTGCGTCATGATGCCGATAGGCAGTGCTAGTTTCGAGAGTATGTCCATACGCTGAAGTGCCTTGGCCTGTTGAAGCTGATGGTTGGAGGCCTCGACCGACCCATTCCATGACACGTCAACCTGCACCATGAAGTCATCGGGCGTGAGTATCGTGCCGCCAATGACTCGCGGCCCCGTAACCGACTGCTTCAGTATCAAATACATTTGCTGGGCCACGTCTGACAGGGATTCCAAAAACATCATGACTTCGGTGTTTAACTGTTGTTGGTTGGCTCCCTGCACGGCGGCGATCTCAGTGGCTGTCCTCGACCCACCACCCTCCGATATGGCTGACCGCACGGTGAAGTCAAGTACGGACTGGTATTCCTCAATGTATGCCTTGGCCTGCTGTTCGATGCGCTCAGAAGATATGTCGGTCGTAATGGCCTTATTAATCTGCTCGATCTCACCTTGCTCGGCCTCGATCACCTGCCCCGGCTTAAACTGAATCTCTTGCCCAGAAAACCCAAGTTGCCTTGACACCCTAAACATGGGATTGTTGTTATACTCATCCCTGATGACCCGCGCGTTAAACATCTTCTCCATAATGTGGTGCATACCCCTGATCTGCTCTGGGATACCTCGCGAGGCATACCACCTAGGAGACTTCACCTCGTTATCAAACTTCACATACGTCCACATGCCGTGGTCGTAAGGATGGGGCATTTCCTGCAGAACCTTGATGGATCGTGGGCTTGAGTTGTCCCCCGAATCCGGCTTGTCGGAGTTCCCAACCTGCTCAATCCAAGTAAACACCCACTTCTCAAGCTCGCCCTTATTCTCATACCAAGTCTGACACTCTCTGACGTTGAATAGCTCGGAATTCCCCTTGGCCTCATCCTTGGAGACACCTTCAGCAAGCGACCACGCACTTGAGGTAAGCGAATCATCTTGAGTGCCCTGATCGGGCTTAAGCGCGTCCACAACTGACTTAGCGTATACCCCGGCATCGGCCTTAGCTCTAAGCTCGGTGTAGGTCATCCACATGTCGTGCGTCACACGCGGTGTCCGCTGAATATCGGTAGTCCCGGCAGGCACAATAATCCTAAGGCCCCGTTCGGGGATAACCTCTGGCTCAGAGAACACATCCCTCTTGGTAAACTCGAGAATCTCTTCGCCATCCTTAAACTGACCCACCGCTCTGTCGATCTCAAGCTTATCATCCGCATCATCTAAATCCATACCTTCGCGGTCAGCTAAAACTTGCGCAAGTTCAGCCTTCGTCATCTCTGACAACCTATCTTTCACCTCATCCGGGAACTCCCTAATATCGAGCTTCCGGTTTATGACCAAACTCTTAAACTTCTCAATGACCTTCATGACCCCGTGGCCATTCTCAAGGACATAATCAGCCAAAAGTGATATCTTCCTTAGCCACCCAAAGTCTCTTTTCCTCACGAGCCCATTTAAGGCCTTCTCAATTTTGTTGGCGCGTTCCCTCGCCCCTTCTGGCTGACGGACTCCGGGTATGAGCCCTACCACAATTTGCTTTTTGGCAGCTGTCGCCACCGCTACAAGAGACGCCTTCTTCTTCTTGATAATCTTGTCGGTAACCGGTATCGGTACCTCGGCGTACCCCTGATACTGGTTTGGCCGGGATGACCGCTTCCTCACCCCTAGCCGCATGTTGCTAGCCACAATCTGCTTATTCTTCCAAATCTCCCGCGCGTCATCGTCCCACCTTACCTTCTGGGCAAGCTCCACGATGAACTGGTGGCGGGGTGATTCTTCCTTCGACAACCTCTCCGTCTTCTCTCTTGGCTCTATAAAATTAGGACTCATGACCATACTCCATTCGTATCACCCCAATCTCCGTAACTCGAATATGCAGGTGCTTCCTCGAAACTAAACCGCTTCCTAAACTTCTGATTATACTCAACCTCTCGGCGCGAATGGGTAAGTTTCATGGCTTGCGGTATCAGCGCCCATGCGTCAGCCCTATCAGGACTCGACCCACACACGGGCTTAATTTCCTCTTTCGGAATGAGGATAATCCGCCCATTCTTCTTCTTATACTTGGTGGCCGATAACTGCTTCATGAGCACATAATCATCATCTACCTGGAGATTGCCCGACCTCATCTGCTCGGACGCCTCGACATACGCTTCAGCCCGGCGGTTGAAGAATCTGGACGTATTTTCCGCCTTCTCACTGGACTTGAAAGCCACCACCTTGATACGGCTCGGGTTCAAGCCCAGCAAGGTATTCACGATCCCCAAAATATCATTCCCAATAGCATCCCCCATGATGACCTGCACCTTGTGCTTGTAGGCAAGTTGCACGATCTCAGCGGCCAAAGCTGTGGAGTTTGTTTTAGCCAACACCTTTTTCTCAGCTATACACCCGGCGTTCGCCACATAAACCACCGCCTCATCATCGCCTTCGGTTGCCGGGTCAAACACCAACACCTTACGGTCAAGTGATAGGGGAATATCCAAATTCTTCGCCACTTCCATTTTATCCCACTCAAAAAGAAGCCCTTCCTGCGACCCCTCGTAGGAGATGTCAAGCTCTTGGGCGATCTCAACCATGTCGTTGTTTCTCCGGGCAATTTCGTTTTCATACCACGGGGATGTAACGTTTTTGGTCTTCCTCCACTGTTCGAACGCTTCTTTTGGGCCCAGCGGCATACCTTTATAATTAGCTCCCCTCGCCTTATCTGGGTGAAGCGTCCAGTGAAGGGTCTCGACCTTGATCGACCCGGACTTCCTGATCCGCGCGAAGTGGTTACTAAGCCCATATGGAGTCGATACGGCAATCCTACAGTTGGTGGTGTCGGCTGACGACCGCCATGCAGAATTGTCAACTTCCCAAAAAGCAAACTCATCGAAAAGTATAGCCCTCTGCCGCCCACCTCGTGAAAACTGCGAGTTGGTAGCCTCCCCTGTGATGGACGACTTGGTATCGGGATTGATGATCTTCATATAGGAGGTATGCTCATTTTGGTTGAAACCTTTGGGCAACATCCACTTTGGGGTGTTCTTCAGGATGAAGCGAATCTTCTCCATGAGGGTGGCCATGTCGCCGATTTTGTCCACATACTGCTCCTTTCTCGACCCGCATAGGAAGTCCATACCTTCCCCTTTGAAGAGCCAAAACCACGTGAATACGGCGAGCATACACCATGACGCGCCCATGTCACGGGACTTCTCAACCAAGATGTCTTCCTGATTTTGGATGGCGTCTTTAACATGCGTGATGAATTCGTCCTGGAAGCCGTAAGTGATAAAGGGGACTGAGACATTCTCGGCACGGGGGTTATACGTCCACGCGAAGGAGTTGACCCAGAACAAAATCTCGTCTTTACAGATCGAATAAACCATACGTTTGACATCATCGGACTGGATACACTTTTGCATAAGTTTCAAGCGGTAATTGGCGTTGGAATCCAGCGTCTTTGGGTAGACGAGTGGGTTATCTGGTGAAGTGCATATGGGTTTTTCAGCTACGGTGGTCATCTCCAACCCTCAACCATCTGAAGGCAAATACGGCAAAGAAGATGGATACCGTTTCGGTTTAAAATCGCCCACTGGTTCCCCCGGCAATTTCCGCAGGTGACCTCTTTCATTTCCGAACCCTTAAAAGATTTGGTGAAAATTTGCGGTGCGATGTCGCGCACATCCTTGCCGTTCATACGCATACGCATACGCTTTGAGGCCGGTTTAACTTTTCCGGTTTCAAAAAATGTGGCGCAAATTTTTCGGGATTTCGTTTTCACTTTTTCAGATTCACTGTTAAGTTAGGTGACTTAAAATGTTGATATTGGGAGACGGTGGATATATGTTGGCGGGCACTACTGAGCATGCCCCCATCCCTCGCCACGCTCGGCCCTCCCCACGGCCGATGGGACCCGTTGCCCTGATCACGATAGCACTGTGTCACGGTGTCAATGTCCTATAATCTATCTTATGTCGGGTACGGTAGATATGTAACATGTTTAAACTCAATGAGTTATGACAGTTAATAGAATGTTAGTGCTAACGAAACTAGCAATGCTTAACTATCCTAACAATCTGAATGTTGTGAAACTGAAAAATAAAGCTTGACATATCTTGAATCTTGTGAACGTGATCTTAACCTAACAGGTTGCGGAGCTGGCCCAGTTTTGCTGGTGTCGGTGTGCCAATGTCGACGTTAAAATTTAGGTTGACATTTCGTGATTCGTGTGAACGTGAGCCGGAGCCGAGGCGGCCTTTCAGCTCGTGTACCATGCGAATAGCCTTCAACGCCGTTGGATCATCACCCTCCCTTAATATCCGCTCATGCCGAGAATTCGCGTTGATATCAGTCAACCCTTGAGACTCCATCAAACGCAAAAATGCATCTTGAACCTCTGGTCTGTCCATCAAACGTGATGCGAGTTCTTTTGATCCACCATTAGCATCGGGATATACGGCTTTGTAAGATCGCGTCTGATTAAGGTAGGTCGGGGAATTAGGATCGGCTAATCGCTGGACAAACTCTTTATGGCGCATTTCAACAATTTGAGATTTTGTCTCTGGTGTTGAAATTTTATTAACCATGCTAAAAATCTACCACAAGATGTGGTGGTCTGTCAAGAGGCAGATACTATGGGTTGATTTTGAGCTGGAAATTATTTTTTGGAATGGGCTTGACATTGGGACTGCATTAGTGCATAATGTGTGTAGTTGCATGAGTGATGACATTAATAAGGAGGGAGCGACGATGCAAACGAAGCAAGCAACAAACACAAAAAAACCAGTGAGGCCAACAAATTGCGATTACTGCGGAGAAAGTTTTGCGGATCAAACGAACGTGCTCAATGAAAGCATCGGATACGTACCACAATATAGAGCTTGGGTACATGAAGATTGCTACGAAGACCATCACGGGAGATAATCAAATGACTTGGATTGAATTTATGAAGTATCAGCAGTCCTGGACGGATGAACAGTGGAGCGAGTATCAAGAGAAAGGGTGAAACGATGAGGTATCAATCGGGCGCGTTTGGGGTGATCTGGTGGGTAGTGATATTGGCCGTCCTGCTCGTTATATGTGGGTGTGATGGGCAATGGGGGGACGATCTGGGGAGTAAAACGTCTCTGGCGGCCGCTCAGGTGGGTAAAACGGTACGTCTGCCAACTCTCTTAAACGCCATCAGGAGGGCCGAAGGCAACCCTAACTACGGGCTACTCTCTCAGGCCTCGTGTGTAGATGAGCCTGGAATGTGCCGGTACCTAGCCGGTGAGGTGGTGAGGATACACCTAACTAGGTGTCGGGATGGTGAGGACGCTGTAGGGTGTATAGCGAGGCAATGGGCGCCTATCGGGGTCAGTAACGACCCGGACGGGCTTAACGTCAATTGGGAGAGAAATGTGCGGTATTTCCTAGCGAGGGGGGAAAATAAAAATGGAAAATCCGGCTGATAATGCATGGAGAAATTATGAAGAACATCTGGACGAGTGGCTACACGGCGAGCCAAACATGTATGAGGAGTTTTATGCTTGGTTGCAGGAGTGCCCGGCGAGCGTCCAGGATTTGGCGGATAAGGTGAGTAAAGGTCAGCCGCTCTTTGAGGGGCTGATAGAGCAGTGGTTCCGGGAAGAGCCGTCGAAGGAGTCGGCCTTCTGGGTATACGCTCAAGGTGTGGAAGAGGCCAAACTTACGGAGGGGCCAGAGTATGAGCCAGATGACGAGATATAAATGCGCGGGATGTGAGGTGGACGCGCATTGTGATGGTTTGTTTTTGCCATGCACGTGCGAGTGTTGTCCGCACAACCACGATAAAAATAATCTGCTCGTATACGATGCAATCCACGAGGCAATTAAAGCTGAGGAAAGATTAATAAAGAAAAGGAAATATCATGAAAAATAAACGGGTACGTAAACAGGTATTGGTATCAGAGGCAATATGGCAACGGCTTATCTTAGCAACGCATCGATTCGATAACGGCGAGGGTGTGCAGAGACTGACAGGTAATATACTGCGCGACTGGGTTGTAAAAAACGCCCACGATGTTGCGTTGCCGGTAATAGATATTAACGAGTAATATCAACGTGATCGACCAACTGGGGAGGCAGCCATGAGTATGTACTATAAGCCGAGGAATAAGACGGAGTTGATTGAGCAGATCGCGCGGAGTGGGTACAGAGAGCGGAGGAAACTCCGCAACCTGCCCGTACGGATACTCTGGGGTGTGAGGAAAGATATGCTCGCCTGGTTTGAGAGCCGCCATGGGCAATATAGCGAGGTTATCCGAGAGGTGGGACGGCTCGCTTGACCCAAGATAAATAAATCTGAAAAACCTTACGGAGAGCTCGAACATCATCCAGCGCATCATGCGTCTGTTTCCCCAGTCCTAACTTCTCCATAATCGTCGCGAGTTTCATGTTTGGGACATCCAATACCCCGGCCAGTTTCATAACAGTCGTAATCGCTATCAAATCAATTTTGTGGTAGTGGATGTACGATCCAAAATAATGATCGTTATGTTTTACAAAAAAGAACTTCAGAAAATCATAATCAAACTGCGCGTTCTGAGCAACCAAATAAAATTTATCCTTTTTATTGTACTTATCAATATACTTATCAAAAATCCGCTTAAGACTCACCAGCGATTCACTCCCTGAAGGATACCCCCTCAAATCCTCCATCGTAACCCCATTTACAGCTAGAGCGTCCGCATTGATAAAATCCCCCTTAAGCGGGCGGCAATTTATATAAAACTCCTCGACTACCTCGCCGTCGATCTCCACGATCCCAGCAACTTGAATCATAGCGTTTGTTGCCGGATCAAGTCCCGTTGTCTCACAATCCAAAAAAATCAATTTCATATCCTTTTTGAAATCCTTTCTTTAAGTTCCTTAATATCCTCCGTACTACACGAAAACCGCACCCTATACCGCTCAATCAGCCCCCCAAGCTCCAACCTCATAATAAAGTATTTGTTCTTATTAACAACGCAGTCAATCCGCCTAGAACGCTCTAAAATCCAGCAAAACGCCGCTTTTTTCTCATTTGTCATATTTGTCATGCTTTGTCATGCGATTTGTCATGCCTTAATCATATACAACACAAACACTTATAAGAATAAATGACAAATATGACAAAACTCTCCTTTGTAGTAATTAGAAAAAAAATGGTTGCTTGTGTGGACACCTTATATAAGGAAGAGAGAGAAAAGGGAGTGATATCCACAGGTTATCAACAGATAAATATAATATTATCCTAAAGGTTGGAGAAAAAAGTGTCATTTTTGGAATTTTACGTAACCCCTTTACTTTTGTACACTTAAGCTATGACAATTAAAATTTCAATCGTCATGCGATTTGTCATAAATGTTAATAGATATTCCACTCAGCCCCCGTGAAGCCATAGTTCTGTCTCTATTAACAATTGGGAAGTTTTCACAAATCTCCTTCAAAAGAAGCCGCTTTTTGAGTGGCTTAACCCCGTTACTCTTACAGTATCTGGTATATGCCTCGTAAATCTCATTACTCTCAACAAACGCCCCACCACCCAATTCACACTCCTCAGTCACAAAATCCAGCACATTGTTATTTTCCCTTTTGTAAACATCCAACAGTTCATCCACTTGGCCACTCCTGGAAAACCCGCTCGTTTTTAGCCGTATTAGCCCCTCCAACATCCAGTTAAGCACCCCCGGCCCTTCCTCACCCCCTATTTGCTCTCCAAGTTTAAATATGCGCTTACCCTCATCCACCGTATGGTTAAATGGTATGGCGATTATCCGCCTAAAATAGGCGGACGTTTTATCGGACACTTGGGGCAGGTTATTGATTGAGTATATTTGTTTGCAAAGCGGTCGGAAACTAAACGGGTGTTGATATTTACGATCCACTGTAACAGCTTCGCCTGAAGCGATCCTTTTAATCATGGATTCGCAAACTTCAGCTTTAGCGTTCGACTCAACTGAAATATTTACGAGCTTCCCGAATAACATAGCCAGGTAACTGGGTTTTTTAAAATCATCCAGCGACACCACAGAGTACGAGTCCTCCCCAAACACCGTCTTAACGACATCAGTGACGACCGATTTGCCGTTTGCTCCGTTGCCGACCATAAAAAGCACCTTCTCGTTATTAGTCCTATAGTCGAGGCAATACCCGAGGTACTCTTGTAGTATTTGGATTTTTTGCGTGTCATCACCGAGCATTTCGTGCAAAAAATTAATCCATTTAGCGCACTTAGCCGTTTTATCGTATTTAACATCTAATTGAATCGTCGAAAAAATAGTAGGAGTGTGTTTTATTAGCTCGAGGTTGTGATTTAGAATTCCATTTTTAACGTTTAAAACGGCATCTATATTGATTTCGCTTTCTTCTTTAAAACAATCGCATATGAGGGATTCTTTAATTTCACGGTACTTATTCAGCCTAAAATCATCACGTAGAATTTCTTTAACAATAACTTTCAGATCAGTTTCAGACATCTCTTTGTACCGGCCTTTTTTATAAACAAAAAATGTTTCTTGCGTGTAGATGATGTCGTAAATGCCGCGGATGTCACGGGCCACGACATTTGGGTTTGTGGCCTTTTTTTTATCTTCAGCGCTTTTGGCGCTCATTTTATGTAATGTTTCTTCTAAGGCGCTGTCTTGCATTAGTAAGTTCCTTTAATTTTTCTTCCAACTCTTCTATTTTGTTGTTTAGATTTTCGATTTGTGAGAACCATTCGGCATCGTGCTCCATTGGTAGAGTGAGTGAAACCCTACGCCCGTAACACCGTAACATCGAATACGTGTCCTCCAAATCGTCTAACAAGTATTGGCGCATTACCTCGTAGTTTTCATTTAACGCCTCAAGGTAGTAGTTGCGTTTAGGTTTGCCTTCTTTGTAGGGGATTCCAAGGATTTGCGAGGCCCTAGCCACGGCGTCCCTAAAGCCGAGTCCCTCCATTTTTCGTATAAAGGTGACGGCGTCCCCGCCAGCGCCGCAACCGAAGCACTTAAAAATAAACCCCTTCCACGAAAAGGAAGCTGTTCTCTCTTCATGGAAGGGGCACACGGATTTTCGGTGTCTATGCGGGATTCCGTAGTGATCCAGAAAGACACCCATACCCCGAGATTTGATTTCCTCGAGGATTTTTTGCATTTTAGAACGTTGTCTCTGTGGTTTCTTCTTCCTCCTCATGGACCTGGATATCCTTGCCGCGAAAGTCGGTGTAGTATTTCTCGGCTAGAGCGTATTCAGCATCCGTAGGTTTACCTTGCATAGCGACATTCAGAACATAGAAGTCGCCTGAGTCGTTCTGGCGGGACTTTGTCGTGAGCTTGTACTTCCTGCTAAACATATCACCACCCGAGAAGCGCGCGAGCGACAGAAGCGTTTTACCTGACTTGTAGCTTGTGTTACAGAACGACACGATGATCGGTATCGTAACCCCTTCAAAAAGACTGAAGAAGTTGAGGAACGCCGTAGCCAAAGGCGGCGTGTCCCCATTCCACACACCGTCGTTTTTAAGCCGATCGTCTGTCGGGTCACTCGTCCGGTAGATGATCGCGCCCTTCTCGTAGTTCGGATCGTATCCGGGGTGTTCTTTTTTTCTGGGGTTAAAGCGTATCCAGTTCTTAAAGAAAAACACCGGGATGAAGTTCTCCGGGAGTTCTTCCTTGGTGATGGAGTTTATAATTTTCCCAGGCTGGGTGCCGTCTTTTACTTCCGGGGAGAGGGCCTCGATCTTCTTGGCCCTCGGGATTAAGATGTCAGACCGATCTATCGGCTCCTCGAAACCCCGTGCCACTGCCTTGTCCGCCGTCACCTTTGCCACTTCGCCCGTCTCGTTCTTCGCTACTTCGTTTTTATCACTGGTCATGATGTTATCCTCGTTGTTCTTTTAAATGCTACATTGATAAATTCGGGAAGCGCCTCACCGCTCTCCGTCATTTCACTCACCCAGCTCGACAAGGTACTCGGATGCACACCCGGCTTGATGAGATCGTCTCTACCAATTTTGCGCAGAAAAGAAAACAGGGTTTCCTGATTCTCTTTTAACACACTGGCGAAAAGACGAGGTTTTTCAAGACTGACGCGTCCAACGTCATATTTGGCGGTGGAAGATGCGTCACGGGCTTCTAAGTCCTCGACGAGCTTTGACTGGATTTCATCGAACCGTCTCTGGCACTCTTTTTTAGCGTCTTCTGCTTTTCTAAGAGCGTCACGAGCTGCCTTGTATTCAATCACAAGCTCTCTTTCGTTCATAAATCACCTCCTATCTATGATTTTTTTAACCTGTTCGACGCTTCTTACCACGAACGCCAAGGCCCCGGCGTCGTTTAAGGCCTGTAGCGTGTAAAGCTGTAGGTGTGTGGCCTTGCCTGATTCGGTTTTCACTTCAAAGAAATATGTGCGGCTTGTGGACCGTCCTCGCTTGTGGATGAACATGAGATCGGGGAGGCCACTAACCCAACGATCCGAAAGCTTTACCGTGAACCCTTTTTTTGTTTTCAGATACCTAAGAATTCTTGCTTGGATTTGTGATTCTCTCATAGAGGTCTTGGAGACTTTCTTTTTTTTGAAGTACGTTTAGGATATCCTCATCGATGGTGCCGACACAGACAAGATCAATATAATTACAAGGCATCGTTGTAGTAGCTCTATGGATACGATTAATTGCTTGTTCACGCATCTCAAAACTGTAGTCGTTGGAATAAAATATAACGGTGTCACAGTTGGTGAATGATAATCCATGAGCCATTGATCTAACATGGCCTATCAGGTATTGATATCGCCCTTTTTTAAAACCGCTGATCGAGTCGTCTCGGTCTTTAGTGCCTGAATATAAAGTCGCGTAATTTTTTATTTTATTCTGAATTTCCTCTATTTCTTTGTGAAATTGGCAGAATATCATTATCTGCTTATCGCCCAGTTCTTCTAAAACTTCCATTAATACGTTTAATTTTGCGTTATCCGCAAGCTCAGTGGCTTCTCCATTTTCATCTATAAGAAATCCGGAAGTCAGCTGGCGAAGTTTTAGATATTTCACTAAAGCCAGATGAACCGCTATAACTTTGTCTTTTATCTCGGCAATCATGTGACGCTTCATGTTTTTGTAAACTTTCATTTGCGCATGACTTAAATATACATCCCTAGTTGTAAAAATTTTAGGTGGAAGATCCAAGCAATATTCTTTCTTGGCCCAAAATGAAACTTTGTTTATTTTGTTGAAAAAATCTTCTGACTTTGATTTTTTAATTTTGTACTTGAATCCTTTTTTAAACATGTCCGCCAATTGCAGTCCAGAGACATACGGAATAGTCTGATCGCCCCTAACAAGTTCAAAATATATGTTTCTAAAAGCATAAAATGATTCATTTAATTTAGATTTATCGACAAAGGTTATTTGAGGCCAAAATTCAAGCTCATTATTTGGTGCGGGTGTGGCACTCATTGCTATTTTGTATTTATAGTTGTGTGATTCCGCTAATAGCGTTTTAGTTATTTGGCTTTTAAAGTTTTTACATTTGCTCGATTCATCAATAACTATCATATCTGTTTTAATTTTATGCTTTGAAAATGACTCATAGTTTATTAGATATATTTGTGCTTCGGTTTTTTTGCCTCTCAGATTGCAGTAGGTAAAGTTGGTGAACTTATTTATATCTTCAATCCACGCGGCATTTATTAATGATAAAGGACATACTACAAGCATTGTTTTTGCGCCAAGTAATTCAAACGCTTTAAGTGCTGTAAGTGTTTTACCTAAACCGCAATCCATCCAAAGGCAGGCATTGCCATTGTTGTTTAAAATAAAATTAACAGCGTTTTCTTGGTGTTTATATAATTTAAATGACATTCAGCACTGCGTATTTACCAAATTTTGAAAGTGTTAGTTTAATCATCGTTTCTTCAATAATATTTTGGACACCGCTCCCTTTATTACCGAGTATGTGTCCGACGGCTTTTTTTTGATGCTCGTATAATTGCGTCAAATGTTCTCCAATGTATCAGGTACATATCTCCGACATATTTAACTCCGAGCTTCTTTTCCCTGATTCTTTTGTAAATTGCTTCTTCGGTGAGTTTTAATTTTTCGGCAATTTCTTTGATTGTGTAGTAGTTTTTCATTTTTTAAATACTATCAAATAAGTTGGATTGAGTCAATTTATAAAGTTGGATTGAGTGTACTTTTAAAGTTGACTTGAGTGTACTTTTTTTGGTAGTATTTCTTTTGCAGACTTACATCAATTAGGCAAATCGCTAAAAAAAAACAACGATGGATGGAGTTGGCAATAATATGAGGGGGAAATGGCCGATCATGTTTGTGTGGCGGAGGAAGATAGTGAGATTAACCAAGACGCTGGGGGAGATTAGATGTATAAATTTTTCTATGGCCCAACATCATGGGGCGGTGTATTGGGGATGGGTTTTTGGCTGGTTGTGGTTGTGATTTATTTAATTGTTAAATAAGCCTGATAAAGGAGCAAAACCATGAACAAAGAAGCGGCGTATGAAGTGATTAAGAATAGTCTTTGGTGTACTGGGGACAAGGCGGCTTTAAAGAAACTGGTAGATGCTCTCGCATCCGAACCAGAGCCAACGCCACCCAAACCCGATCCCGGCGTCGAAGTTGGAGCGTTTGTTACGTTTAAAAGTGTTGGATTAGAGGGCGTTGGCGAGGTTTGCTATGTCGATGAATATTCAAACATAAGAGTCGGCTTCCCTTCCAAAATTAAAAACATAGGAGTGGAATATAACCATTATTCGTCAGTGGATGGGAGCGATTACGCCAAGTCCAGAGGATATAAATACGGCTGGTACGTCAACAAATGCAACTACACCGTCATATCACGTGGGCCGGGATGGGAGCCAAAATGAAATGCCAAATGACATATTGCGGTCGAGAGTTCGATCCTAACGTAGAGCCGGGAGGGCTGTTTATCACACCGCCAGAGACGCCGGATAGTGAGGATGTGAAGAAGATTCATTTTTGCAAGCAGTGTGCCGATGAATTTGTATCCAATGAAATTATCCCGATTCCGAGAAGAAGAGAGAGGTTTAAAAAATGCACATGCTCCTAGATATACTCGCAGTGTTATTTATTATTTGGCTCACCGTCCCGCTGATGGAGTTAAAACTCGATGAAAAATCTTGGGCACTCCATTGGTTTGGGGTCATTTGGTTTGGGGTCATTTTTACGATCTGGAGAATAGTTTATTAACAGAAAAGGAGATGAAGATGAATCAGGTACCCTTTATAAGGTCAGGAGTTGGAGTAAACCCTAATGATGGTGGATGTATTATGCAAATTATCGATTGGATTAGCACAAGCGGGTGGACAGACCAACCGGAATGTGTTCATCCGGTCATCCGGGAATTGGCTATCTATATAAATGACAAATCAAATGATCAAGAGCGGCAACGTCTCTTGGATTTGACATCCAGAATGATGGGGACGAATACAGGAGATCACCGACTCGCGAGACAACTGCTCGGATATTTAGCAAAAGAAGTTTATCCGATCTATGCCAAATGGAAAGATGAGTCCGGCTATAACGACAATGGGGCTGTCTTGGCTTGTAATAATAGTGCGTTGGATGGCAAGGCCGCAAATTTCGCATTGGCCGCAGATGCCATAAGGGCCTCACGAGTCGCATTGGCCGTAGGTGCCGTAGGTGCCGCATTGACCGCAGATGCCGTAAAGGCCTCACGAGTCGCACAGTCCGCATTGACCGCAGATGCCGCAGATAGGAAATCAGCAAGACAGCTCGGCATCCCCACCCCTTACGATCTACTCGTAGGGGTCATTGACGAATACGACCGTCTCACCGGGAGAATCTCAAAGCCAGTAGTGGGAGTAGATTATTCTGCGGTGTGTGCGGTGATGGGTCAAAAACCGCAGTAAAAACAGGAGGGCAGTATGAATAAGGCAATACTAGCAGTCGCAATAATGTTAATGTCGGTATCGGTTTACGCCGGAGATACCATCAACAGTCCACTATCAAGCAATGTGGATAATAGCACGACAAATCAGGGTGGAGCAGGCGGTTTTGTTAGCGATGTAAGTGCTGATGGGGGGAGTGTATTTGGTAGCGGAAACAGTGCTAACTTCCTAGATCAGAACGCCAGCAACCAAGGCGTTAATGTGGATGCCTCGCAGGAAAACGATACACTCGTACTCGCACCGCCGTCTATGTCTGTATCCGGTCAAAGAGGGCAGTCTGGAGCAGGAGTATCCACTCCGTTTGGTGGATTTAATTGGGTGGATGACGCGGAGCACACGCAGATGAGGGAGAGGTTTGAGGTTATTAAATCGGCTCATGAGTCTGGGTTGATTAGTGATTCAGAAGCGAATGTTATGGCACGTGAGACGTTCCTGCGTTTCATGGACGCAACCGAACCACGCAGATGGCTTGGAGTTGGGCCAGTAGCCAGAGGATTTAATCTGCTCGCGTGGAACTCACGCGACAGAGTAGCAGAACTGGAGAAAAAGTCTCCAGTCGCGGTTAAACCAAAAACACCAGCTAGATCTAGTAATCCAACAGTGAACTTTGTACCTAACAACTAGGAGACACAATGAAAACGCTAGTACTCACGAAAAGCCACTTCAAAAAATCAGACGACTATTGCTCCGATTACATCGGCAGTGAAGATGTCGCAAATTTCGATGGCCACATCGAAGTTGAAGCGGATTTGGGTTGGGTACGTTTCGTCTGTATGAAGGTCAGTTGTAGCGGGTCTCTATATGTGAAGGCCGGTTCGGGCATCAAGGCCGGTTGGGGCATCGAGGCCGGTGAGGGCATCAAGGCCGGTTGGGGCATCGAGGCCGGTGAGGGCATCGAGGCCGGTTGGGGCATCAAGGCCGGTGAGGGCATCAAGGCCGGTTCGGGCATCAAGGCCGGTTGGGGCATCGAGGCCGGTGAGGGCATCGAGGCCGGTGAGGGCATCGAGGCCGGTTGGGGCATCAAGGCCGGTTGGGGCATCGAGGCCGGTTCGGGCATCAAGGCCGGTTCGGGCATCGAGGCCGGTTCGGGCATCAAGGCCGGTTGGGGCATCAAGGCCGGTTCGGGCATCGAGGCCGGTGAGGGCATCAAGGCCGGTTGGGGCATCGAGGCCGGTTGGGGCATCAAGGCCGGTTGGGGCATCAAGGCCGGTTCGGGCATCGAGGCCGGTGAGGGCATCGAGGCCGGTGAGGGCATCAAGGCCGGTTCGGGCATCAAGGCCGGTTGGGGCATCAAGGCCGGTTTATCAATCCGTTGCAAGGTACTCAAAGCTCAGCTACAGATATTCGCCGGTATTTGCATTTGGCGCAAAGACAACGCAGAGGACAGAAAAATAGTGTGCGAACGTCTTGACGCTGATCCCAAGCAAATCCGGTATGGTGATCTGGAAGTTGGCAAGTAGAAAAATACAACAAGGAGGAACACATGAAAAAGTTAATACTAGCATTAGCATTACTCGCACTATCAGTACCGGGATTTGCGGCAACATCACACGTTGTTAGTGTGAGCGTGGACGCACCAGAGGTATTTGAACTTAAACTTGATCTCCAGAATAACGATGGGGATGGGAACTTCACAGGCCCGGCAACCGATGTGTCGATCGGTCTTGTGCAAAATGGCAGTAACGCACAGTTCGGCGACAACGTGGTCTATGCGTTTCTTACAGCGCTTAATAACACGGGTGATGGGTATACCATATCCAGTAACATGGTCGATTTATCCAACGGCACAACCAATTTACCTGACTCAATGTTGCTCCAGGTAAATCAGGCGACAGATGGCAATGGGAATGATATCTCAGGTGATGCTCCGGCAGTCGGGGGGCTTAACGCAGTGGGAACACGTGAGCTATACGTCTCAAATGTCGACGGCCAAACAGCGGTTATTGAGACCTTGCTTGCGATTACACCTAACTCCACGTTTACTGGCTGGCAGGGAGTGCCACCCGATCAGGAGATGGGTACGTATACGTCTCAAATTACGTTCACTATGACAATCGCGTAGAATCGCGTAGAATAAATTGAAACCGTCCCTTTTGAGAGGCGCTCAGATGGCTCAAACATCCCTTGGTTGGGTCGCTTACGGTGGTGTAAATCCACGGCGGTTTCACTACAAATTCAAAAAAGAAGTCGAGAGAGTATAAAATAATGAAAAGAATCGACAAATTAACAGAAAAACAGAAGGCTATGCTACCTGTATGGGCTGATAAGTGGATCAAGATAGGCTTAAAAACGGGTGAGACTGATTGGGCAACATTCGATAAGTATATGCCTATTTGTTACCTTAAGGCCGGGATTCAATACCCAAAAAGAGTCATAAGGGTCAAGTCTCCAATGGTCGGAGCGTTTGCCGCAGCTATTGCCGGAGCCATTTTGAAACAAAAGCGCGGTAATAATGGCGCAGTCCGTGGCGCAGTCAGTGACGCAGTCCGTGGCGCAGTCGGTGGCGCAGTCGGTGGCGCAGTCAGTGGCGCAGTCAGTGGCGCAGTCGATGGCGCAGTCGGTGGCGCAGTCCGTGGCGCAGTCAGTGACGCAGTCAGTGACGCAGTCCGTGGCGCAGTCAGTGACGCAGTCGGTGGCGCAGTCTATGACGCAGTCGGTGGCGCAGTCGATGGCGCAGTCGATGACGCAGTCGGTGGCGCAGTCGGTGGCGCAGTCGGTGAAGCAGTCGATGGCGCAGTCCGTGGCGCAGTCGGTGAAGCAGTCGGTGAAGCAGTCGATGGCGCAGTCGGTGGCGCAGTCGATGGCGCAGTCGATGGCGCAGTCCGTGGCGCAGTCAGTGACGCAGTCAGTGACGCAGTCTATGGCGCAGTTGATTACGCAGTCCGTGGCGCAGTCGGTGACGCAGTCCGTGGCGCAGTCGATGACGCAGTCAGTGGCGCAGTCGATGGCGCAGTCGGTGACGCAGTCGATGGCGCAGTCGATGACGCAGTCAGTGACGCAGTCGGTGGCGCAGTCGGTGGCGCAGTTGATTACGCAGTCCGTGGCGCAGTCGGTGACGCAGTCCGTGGCGCAGTTGATTACGCAGTTGATTACGCAGTCCGTGGCGCAGTCGATGGCGCAGTCGGTGGCGCAGTCGATGGCGCAGTCGGTGAAGCAGTCGGTGAAGCAGTCTATGGCGCAGTCGATGAATCCAAAAAAATAATTGCTAAACACAAACTTAAAATTGATTGGCATTATTGGCTCGGAGGGCAATTCTGGGTTGGGTATGGTTACGGATGGCGCGGAATAGCGTATTGTGATTTTATGTTTAACGCGTGTGGACTTAAACTATCAGATGACATTATGGAACGGGCTGAGGCCAATCGCATGGTGGTAGAGTCCGTCAACTACATCTGGCCGAATAGTGATTTTGTTATGGTCTGCGCGAGGCCGACAAATATCCACATAAACGACAGAGGACAGCTCCACAACGAGAATGGGCTTGCGATCCGGTATCCGGATGGTTGGGGCATCTACATGATTGATGGGATTAACGTCCCCGAACATGTGGTTATGCAACCTGAGACGATTACGATTCAAGAAATTCAGAGTGAGAAAAATCAAGAAAAACAGAGAATCCTAGTCAGGCGGTTCGGGGTTGATCGGTACTTAGCTCAGATTGGGGCTACGTTAGTGGATGTGGACATGCGTGGTATCGATGGTGGTGGGGCGAGGGCATTGATGCGAGAGCCGAATGGGAACTCGTGGCTCGTAGCAACAGATGGGTCGACCGAGCGTGTGTATCATATGGCAGTAGACCCAAAATCAAAGACGTGCCAGGAAGCTCATATGTCTCTAAGCGGTTTTGATGAGCGCAGAATTCGTTATGAAGGCTGAAAATATGAAAGGAGAATGTATGAACGCACAAGAAGTGATCAGTCAGATCCAGAAAGTCGCTAAAAAAAATCAGAATCGGGACGAGGCGCATAAGACCCGTGATGTCAAAGATCTCAAGGTAGGCGAGTGTTATCGGCAGGGTGATTTGTACGTATTCAGAGTTTCGGACAATCATCCGGTTGGGAACGAGTTGAAGCGTCACCAGTTGGCCGATGGGGTGTCTATTGGTCAGAGGCATTGCCTTGTTGGGGATTTCAAAATTTACGAGGGAAAAAAAGCCCCGGAAGGTATTGCATCTCTACAAGTCCGCGCCGGACTGGGATATGCGTTTGATGTAGTCACTCCAGGTGCTATCAACACTCACCCGGAACACGATAATTTCCGACTCATGGAGTGCGGACGTTATCAGGTTATGCACCAAGTCGACTTAAGAACTCTGAGGCGCGTGGCTGACTGAGAAAAAATTGGGTTTTATAGGGAACCGGAGACAAAAAGGAGATGAGAACAATGACGGAACCCGACTATTGTTCAAGAAAAATATTTTGCTATATTTGTCACATAGATTGCATCTGTGAGGCCACGACACACCTTAATCTTTACCTTATGGGAAGTGAGGGAATTAGAGTTTGTTTTACTTGCCGAAAGACATTGACAGAGATTGTTCGTGCGATAAAAAAAGGAATTGAAAGGGTAAAGTCATGACCACACCGATGGAATTGCTGAGGGGATTGAGTGTGTGCGGTGCGACATGATGAAGGTTGAGGACGTTTTTGCCCTCACATATGAACAGATTATGAAGGAGCAGAAGAAATGAAAGCATTCCAAGAAGGCGGCTCAGTTATCAAGACATGGACGGATGGCGTTGAGCTTGAAGATGAGGCGCGAAATCAGCTTATAAACATTTCCCGTATGCCGTTCATTCATAGACATGTGGCCGTCATGCCCGACGTTCATTGGGGTATGGGTGCCACGATTGGAAGCGTCATTCCACAGATGGGGGCGGTTATACCTGCGGCGGTAGGCGTGGATATTGGATGCGGGATGATGGCTGTTCGCACCAACATCAAAGCCCATGATTTGCCCGAGAGTCTAAAGGACGTGCGCTCATCAATCGAAAACGCTGTGCCGCACGGACGCACCAATAACGGCGGCCCGGGCGATAGGGGAGCATGGTGCAACATACCGGCTACAAACAGTCAGGTGTGGGAAGAACGATTCGTTGATCGGTTCAACAGCATTATTGCCAAGCACCCAAAGGCAGAAGGGAAGAATACGGCAAATCATCTGGGTACGCTTGGCACTGGCAACCACTTCATCGAACTGTGCTTGGATGAGTCTATGAACGTCTGGGTCATGCTCCACTCAGGGAGTCGTGGTATTGGTAATAGGTTTGGCCAGTATTTCATTGAGCTTGCTAAACAGGATATGAGGAAGTGGTTGATTAACTTGCCAGACGCAAATCTTGCTTACTTCCCTGAAGGGACTGAGCATTTCGATGATTATTGGGAGGCCGTTGATTGGGCTCAAAGCTACGCCTTAGCAAATCGCAATCTGATGATGAGTTCTGTGTTGATTACTTTGGCCAAGCATTTCCACGATATTGAAACAACCGAAGAAGCTGTCAACTGCCATCACAACTATGTAAGCAGGGAGCACCACTTCGGCAAAAATGTACTCATCACTCGCAAGGGTGCGGTCAGAGCGCGGGAAGGTGATCTGGGTATAATTCCGGGCTCGATGGGCGCGAAGTCGTTCATCGTGCGAGGGAAGGGCAATCCTGAATCATTCATGTCGTGTTCGCATGGAGCAGGTAGGCGCATGAGCCGTGGTCGGGCTAAGAAAACGATCACAATGGAACAGCACATTGAAGCGACTGCAGGTGTCGAGTGTCGCAAAGATGCGGATGTGATTGATGAGTCGCCAGCGGCGTACAAGTCTATTGATGCGGTTATGGAGGCCCAGAAGGATTTGGTTGAGATTGTGCATACGCTGAAACAGATCGTATGCGTCAAAGGTTAACCGGGACAAGTGTTACTGGTTGCATACGCCGTTTGGGGCGGTGTGGAGAAGGTTCGAGTCCTTCGTCCCAGAATATTATGGCCCGTAGCTTAATGGCAAAGCGGAGTCCTTATAAGGCTCTGTCGGTGGTTCGATTCCATCCGGGCCAAATAACCAAGGAGCAGAAGGAGTCGCACAATGCCAAAGAAAAAGACGCTTGAGCAGAGAGCCAAAGAATATCTTTGGACTACATGGCGAAATCCAGAAGTTTCGATAAGGTTGTCCGACGCTTGGCTTGCTGGCTACCGAGAAAGTCAAAAGGATGAGAGGCGGAAGCGGAAGGAGAATAGGAAACTATGAATAATCTGATAGGGAGACTACATGACATTAGCGATTAAACCGAGAAAATCCAAGCGTTCCAAAAAGACAGTCTTCGGAGTATGGGATAACGGTAAAGAGGTATCGGTATTTGAGACTGAGCGTAAGGCGAAATATTGGGTTAAGAATCAGACGCCCGATCCGGCTGAAGGCAGAGAATTGAACGAGGAAGAAACAAGGCCGGACTGGTCTAGGGAGTGTAATAACTGCGGTGAATCTCCGATAGTGCCTATAACTGGGCTTTGTGGGCCATGTACTTTCGGAGAGGCGGAAACTATCGGAGGTAATTGGTGATGACCAAATCTGAAAGGAAATCTATGAGGACATTCACTAAAGAAAAAAAAACTGCACTGCTGAGAGAAATCAAAAAGCACCGTGAGGCCGATCAAATTATCAAGGGGAGTTACGGTGAAGAGAATGGCACATGGAAAGGGTGCGCTGTGGGGTGTAGCGTCCGATCCTTGAATATTCTGGAAGGCAAAAATTACAAAACCAACGACCATACGGTATATGAAAAAGAACTAGGGATACCTGTAGAACTAGCGTATTTAGAGGACGAGCTTTTTGAAGCAATGCCTCTTGAACAGGCCTTGTTTTGGCCAGAACGGTTTATCAAGGCCGTACCGACAGGAGCTGACTTGTCACACGTAATCGCCAAATTGGTAATCTGGCAGTTTGAAGATGCCAAATACGGACTGAAAAATATTAAGGAAGTGAAAGACGATAAAGAAATATACGGTTTTTGCGAGGATGTCGTCGCTCTATATAAACGCTCCCTAACCGAAGAAGTTCAGGACGATGAATATTATCAACTCTACTTGAAAATAGAACGGGCTGAGGCTGAGGCTAGGGCTTGGGTTAGGGCTAGGGCTTGGGCTTGGGCTTGGGCTTGGGCTAGGGGTGAGGCTGAGGCTGGGGATTGGGCTAGGGCTAGGGCTTGGGTTAGGGCTGGGACTAGGTCTTGGGCTGGGGTTGGGGCTAGGGCTTGGGCTAGGGCTTGGGCTGACTACGAAAAATACGTCCTAATAACCGCCGATAAGCTGATCGAGTTGATGGGGGATGAGATAAGATTCAAAATTGTTTGATTATGTATGGCAAGCCGCTATGGCGTTTGGGGTTACAATTATATATACGGAGGTGCAGAAGTGATAACGAATAAACTGGAATCTATAAACATCCCACCCTGTGACTACTGTAAGAAGCCACAGGAAACATTGGGCGCGGTTCTATATGGGCCGCCTTATAAGTCAGATCCTAAATCGCTTGTGGCTGGACGAATGATCGTGCCTAAATTCCATATTTGCGTGGATTGTTATGAGAAGATAAAGCCGGAGGAGGCGAAGCGTGAGTCCTGAATCCGAGAAGGCGTGGTGGGAGGATGAGTTCCTAAAAGAGTTTGGCAAATTTCAAAGTGCAGGATGGTCTGATTCGGGGGACCCTAACAAGGAGAAAGCAGTAAATAAAGATAAGGTTTTTTCATTCATCCGAAAGGTTGAAGCCAGTGCAACCGAGGCCGCACTGAGAAGGGCGGCGGATATATCTGCCAACATCAGCAAGATAACAGGTTATCCACACTATCAACATACGGCGAATGAAATAGCCCAATTCATCCTATCCGAGATACCGAAGAAGCACTCCGATGAGGATAAAGGGGAGGGGAAGCATGAAACTAATTGAAATCAAAATGACGCCAGGTCAGGCGGAGAAATTGAACGATGCTATTGATGGAAACGTGCCATTCGGTCTTATCTCTCAGCCGACTATGATTCCAAAGGTATTCAAAGTTCTGATTCTGAATGAGCGGCAATTTATACGTCTGTATAAATACATGAATCGATTTATTCGAGATGAGCGGCCAACCAATGCCAAATAAACACGGTCACAACTACGTACAAGATATGATGGAAGCTGAGCGGAAAAACACCACAGACAAGCTCATGAAGCTGTTCTGGAAGATGTATGAGGACGGGAGAGCCGGGAGGATTGCTATTATGACCACGTACTTGAAGGGTGTGAGGAAGAAGATCAGGAGGATACTTAGTGGGCACTAAACAAATGAAAATCACAGACTTCACACGTAAAGTAACATTGTTGGAAGGTAAGAAGCGGGAGGTCAGCATAGCGCAAGTAGCTGAGATCTTAAGGATTGTGAATGACCTAACTAAGGGTGAGTTTTATAAGATGGTGAGGAGATTGAAGTGATATATTCTTTTGTTTACATCACGCTTATTCTACTGTTGATACGTATTTTTCGATTTGCTGATCCGGTAGATATTTAATTACCTTTTATCTTAGAAACTTCAAGCTTAGCATCTTTATCCATCTTAGCTGAGAGTGAAGATTTAAGCTTCTCGGCCTCCCCGTTACCCGATGAGCGTAGGTAGTCCTCCACTCCAGCTACAACCTGGCCCATGCGTCTGCGCACACGCCCCGCTCCGAACTGCACAAGCCCAAAGCCGCCGGGTACGAAAATGACAAAAGCCAATAGAAGCCACAACCACCATGATGCGAAGGGATTTAGGAGCCAGCCCCAGAATGACCACCGAGTCTCAGGCGGTGTTGCGTTGACGGCATATGAGCGTTCGTAGTCGTATAGCACCTGCGCGGTAATTTCTTCGCCTGTCGGTAGTTTGAATGACACCTGACGCGGGTTAGCTCGCTCCCACTCGGTCTTTTGATAGCTGGGTTTGGGTTCATTCGCAGGTGGATTTGGCCAAGACGGAAATGAAGCACACCCGGATATCAAAACAGCCACCATGCAAGTGAGAGCGAGTAACTGTACCATTAGTCGTTCTTATCCCATAACCGTTTAATAGCTGTAAATATCACAGGCCCAGTTACGACACCTATGATGTAAACTACTACGTAACTCCATATTCCCCAGTTTTCCATTATAATCCTCCTTTTATGTTATGATCACTTTGACTATAACAGCCATGATTCCGGTAAATGTAAGACCGAAGAGCCAGCGGTCTGCCACGATGTGGGCTTCCAAGCTGGTTTTGACATTTTCAAGTCGGATGGTACGCTCATTGGTGTCTTTGAGTAGCTTGTAGGCGTTCTCCATGTCGGATTGAACACGGTCAAGCTGGGCCTTTATGACCGCTATGTTTAAATCTTGTGAATGAAGGTGTTCTTCAGTCATTATCCTACTCCAAGCAAGGTTAATCTAGGTATGAAACTAGTTCCCTCGGATGTTCCTACATATGGTTCCGTAGGCGGTGTGAAGTCTTCTGTCCAGCGGGCTACCCTGCTGAAACGAAATTCATCATATAACGCGTCCACGTCATTTGCACCGGTATAGTTTCCTCCAATTTTAACTCCTTGTGTCGGAGTGTATAATATGTTTAATCCGGGAGATAATGATTCATCTCCTCCGATCTTAACTCCATCCTTAAATATCATGGCTAAATCACCGGATCTAACTACCGCCAGATGATACCAAGTGTTATCGGATATAGTGGCTATACTCCTCCCGATAATCAGGGTTGTTGAAAAATTATTCACTTGGTGTAGCTGAAGATTTACAGAAGTAAATGAACCATCAACGATATATATACGCCATCTTCCGTTTACAGATCCCGCATTATGACCTCCAAAAATAGCAATACTTGAATTAAAATCAGATGGATTACCCGTACGCCTAAACCAGAAGTCAACGGTGAAATCGCTAGTCCCTAATACGAAATCATCATGTTTGTCGAATAGCGCATCTCCGGTTTGTAGATGCTCCGCCAGTAAATGCCCGTCTCCGAATTTAGGTGAACCTGTAGATATAATCGGAGCGTCCACGGCGTTAGGCGTGTGATTGCCCATAGCATCCGAGAAGTCGGTATCTAGGTGAAGGAGTAGTTTGGTGTTTGAGTCTTCAGCCATTTTACTTGTTATTCCGCATATTCCACCTGAACGAGTGACGGGTTAAACCACAGCACGATAACCAAAACTCCCGTCAACAGATATGGCATCTGATAGTTCTAAATTGAGAAGTTCTTCCTTTGCCGTAACA